GTTACGGATCTTATTAGCGTATTGGGGAGTTACAGGCATCTCACGTTCATAGACACCACCAAAGTCATGATCATCTAACTCGTCAAACACATTAGGGGAGTTCTCACGAATGTAGATGTCACTGTCGATGATAGCGATCTGATCATACTCAGGGAAATACTCAAAGGCATTCTCTTTCTCAAAGATAGGAAGGTATCCTAAACGAGAAGCACCCTCACTACGATTGGTAGTAAAGGGATCTGGTTTGATAAACAGTTTAGGTGATGTCAGTAGAACATAATCGGCGTTAATGCTATCGGCATATGCCTTTACACTCTCGGTACACCAATTGTATAGGTTGGACGATTGCCCAACATAGACTTGATAGATCAATCTTTTCATAACAAACTTTCATATTACTTCTTAGCGGCATTAGACTTGATAGCGGCGGCACCAAAGAATGCCGCAATTATTCCTGCAACTGCAATGAAGTACACACCAGCCATATCACCAAGGATCTTGGCGGCACTGTCTACTCCAAATACAACCGCTAGGATAACCGCAAACGGATAGCCTAACATTCCCACGAGACAGAACCATGCCATGGCTCTTTGGGCGTCTTCCTTCTTGTCTTCATTCTCAAGACGGATTAGACGCTCTTGTCGTGCTATTTCTGCATCAGTAATGATACCGTCATTATTAGTATCAGCACTATTAAGATCTGAGTCGACACACAGCACCTTCGGGGTTACGCCGAACGAATTCGGCTTTTCTTCTATTGCCATTGGCTTCTCCTATAATAGCTTTAGCAATATCACAGGCTCTCGTCTTACGAGTACACTGCTTTACAAAAGCTGTTAAACTATCTATATCACTTTTAAATGACTTTTTGTTCTTAAACATAATATCGTCAAATTCTGAGCGTAGGTTCAAGATGGAGAAGATGTTCATTTTCGTAGCTTCCAATCAGTCCAGTTGTTGATAGAATAAAATTTAGAGAAGACAAACGAGTAGTTCATCTTCCCATTACGCTTACGTTCCCACTGTTTAGCTGAGTGGGTTTTTAGCTTTATCCGCCCAATAGAGATCAACCGTTTCAAGTAACTTGGGAACCCAAGTGTCACGGTGCTCTTTATATACAACAGGTTCATGTCCATCTACATCCATTATTGTTACTAGGTTTGTAATGGGCATTCCTGTACGCTCTTCCCACATAATAGCATATGCGGCTTCCTGTGCAAAGTAGCTTGTTACCCATTCACGTTTCTTAGGTCTTTTACTTGTTTTGAAATCAATTATACTAGGTACTCCGTCAAAGTATCCAATACAGTCAACTCGTCCTGCCACACCAAGGTGTTTAGAATAGAGTGGAGCTTCTTGAATAAAGATGTCGCCAATACGCTCATCTAAGATGGGCATAAGGTTCATCCAACTTTGTATCACATCATGTGTATATTTAGTAGGATCGATAGTTTCATTATCTAGGTACTTCTCCACAATATCGTGCACTGCCGTGCCTCGTGTGGAAGCCCGATGGGAAACCTTATTGGCTTCCTCATCTCCTACTTTTCTTCGCCATGCGGCAATGGAGTCTCGACTGAGGATTGATAAGACAGTGGTGATACTAGGATATCGATTACCTTCTGGATCGATATACGTTCTACCAGTTGACTTGGTTTCTGCCAATAGGTCTTCATACCCTAAGTCCAATGGTGTGTGGTTGAACTTTCTCATTCTCTAAATCCTTCACTTTCTTTTCAGTGGGCTTAATTCGAAGGTCTTTCTCTAAAGCCTTAACCTTGTTTCGTCCCATTTTCTTATTTCTTGGATCATATCTGGCGAATTTAGCCATTACCTTACTCCGTTCATCTCCTTGGTCATAATATAATCTCGTACAATCCCTGATCGTACAATGTCTTTCCAGTCAAAGTTTACAGTCGTGAAGTCTTTCATCTGCTCCAATAGGTTTAAGAAAGGGGGCAGTCCATTCTTCTCGTCCTCAAAGCGGAAATCCGACTGATGAAAGTCTCCGCAAAAGATAATCTTACAGTTGTTGCCGATACGAGTGATAACTGAATCTAGCTCGTGAAAGGTCAAGTTCTGCATTTCGTCAACGACAATGATTGTGTCGTTTAGTGTGATACCACGAATAAAAGACGTACTCTCAAAAGAAACACTGTTAGACGCTTGTAACTTCATCCATGCTTGGTTGTCTTGAAACAACTCAGTCAGGATCCCCAAATAGGGTGCGGCATAGGCTTGCTTCTTTTCGTCTTCATTTCCTGGTAGGAACCCAATGTCCCTTGTAGGAACAATAGATCTGATTACCGTTAGTTTATCATATTCTGTCTCTTTGTCAAGCACTTCTTCAAGACCTAAAGAAATTGCTAGGAACGTTTTACCTGTACCAGCAGATCCAGACAGGACAAGGTTATCGCCCTCTTCCCATGCTTCACACGCCAGTGCTTGGTTTTCGGTAATCGGTTCAAATTCAGCCATATTATCTAAACGTAGGATCATGCTCTTAGTCGTTTGTTTACGGCTCATATTTTCATTTTGCTTTCTCGACCTGCGTGTTTGTGCATTGATTTAGTCAAGTCTTTCCACCCATCAGAGGTCTTGGCAATAGAACCACCAACTGAAGATAGGATCTTGGGTGTAGATAAAACTTGGGTGTAGAGGGGGTTTTCAGATAGATACTCTGTAAGCTGAGACCAAGACATTACTGTGTCCCACTCTTCATCACTACTGGTATCTCGTATTGTATATACTGGCATGCTATGCTTCCATTATGTGTTACGCTTTTATATAGCTACGTTATATCGGAACCAATCGGGTACGACAGAGTTAGTCCAGACCATAGAGAAACGCTCTTGCTTGGTTTGATAGAACTTACGGTATGATCCAATAGGATCTGACTTGTCAATACACTCTGGTGATGCACCCATAGCAAGTTCAAACGGTGTTACAATATTGCTATAGCATGTCATAGTAGGAGCACGTTTGAGCAAATCACGTAACTTAGTATCAGTCATATGCACTTTACCATAACGTTTTGTATACTCGTCACATAGCGCAATGAAGTGTTTATAATGCCAATTGTAATTGGAGTTAGTTTTCATAGTCCATACAGTACAGGGATGGCCTGTGTGTACAGCCTTATATAACGCTTGCTCCATGACAGGGTTTTTGAGTTCCCAATACTTTGACATAGTCTTGCCTGATTGTGATGGACGTTTGGTTAACTTACCGTCTAACATACGGTGTGCAGTCGATAGCATCTGACCACTCTCTAGGATCATCTTGACTACATGTTTGTCGCACTGCATTTGTGCTGATTTGATTGGGCACTTATCTAATATAAAGATATTCATGGTACTCTCCACCTTTGCTTAACAATGTTACTTTATTATACACACGTTAGGCAAAGGTGTCAAGTGATTCGTTTTCCTAATTAAACTTAGCGTGTTCCGATACTACATCTGCGATATGTTGATCGATGAACTCTTTCTTTAACATGATTTTATGAACTAGATCGGTTCTACCCTTCTTCTCTAGTTTTTTCCCATATGTTGTAAGCTCACGACTGTCTCTTTTGAGACGTTCAATTTGTGCTGATATCATATTAGTAAGTTTTCCTTAAAGTAAAAAAGGTCAACCCACAAGTGAGACGACCTTTGTTATAGTTGTTATGGATGGATATTCATTAGCCAGATGCATCCCTGAGTAGACCAGGAAATGCTTCGTAAACTACCTTGCGGGTCAAACCTTTTACTGCACGTTTTTGGTTAACCATATTGATCACGTGTTTGGCGTCCTCTGGATGAATTGACTCCAGAATTTCTACAAACAAGTTCTCCCTACGGATAGGGGGCATGTTGTCCCCAGGACCACCTTTAATGAAGTTAACAAACTTCTTGTGCTGTCGGTGAAGGTTGGATGGTTCGGAACCATTTTTGTTGGGCGTATATGGTGGTGCGCCCACAGGCAAATTCCACACAATAGTGCTGTCCATAGTTCCTCGAATGATGTCCTTTAAAGGCCAAGATTCGTTCTTCTTAAGGATCTCGACACGATCCTCTTTAGTTGATGCTTTGACTAGGTCTTCAAGCACCTCATATACTAGTGTCATTAAATAAACTCTCCTACACTTTCAATTAATAATCTACATCTGTTAGTCAAGAGATAGTTAAGAACCTTGGTGTTATTTGCCGTAGGATCTTGGCTATCGTAGTTATTTATAATATCTTGTTTGACAACTTCTGGACATTCCTTCAAGTCGATCAACTTTCTGTTACGATGTATATTACGAAGCACTTCATCTCCCAATGCAGATGGATCTTCCATGAGCATTGCCTTCTTCTTGGCAGTCAGTGTATTCTGCCTACGCTCATCTACAAAGACATTATCATCAGACAGTACGTTAGGCACACCATCAGACGAGTCTCCCTTGAGGATGTGATCAGCTAGGAATAGTCGTGGATTTGGCTCCACTAGGAACTTTTTAGTAACCGTCGAATACTGCTTAACGTTCTTCATCGTCTGCAACTGCAAAAAGTCTTTATCTCCTGAGACGATCATGACAGGCTCGTGCTTGCCAAACTCTTGAGTTTCGTAACACAACTGAGCAATCGCATCATCGGCTTCACAGCCCTCTTGATGTATGACCTTGTATGGAAAGTTGTCACGAATGTCATCACGAACAAGATCTGAACAACGGTACACTTCATTCCAATCAACCTTGCTATCATTACGAGTTTTCTTACGCTTGGCCTTATATTGTGGAAAGATCTCTCTACGAAAGTTATTCGTACCATTATCAGCAACAACACAGATTTCTCCATATTCTCGCTGAAACCTTCCACGATATATGCGGATTTGGTTAAGGATCATGTGCCGCATCGAATCCTCATCAGGCAACATCTTTGAGGCTAGAAACGTACTAATCGCAACAGCATTATAATCAATTAATATCATATGAACTCTTCCATTCCCACATCACGGTGATCAATAACGAAACTCTCTAACAGATTCGTACTGTTAGCTTCAGTAACCCAAGTCATAGCTTGCTTATCTGTATAGAAGTAAGCTTCCTTGGTAACGTCATTATATAGCTTATACTTAGCCACAAACATTTTTTGTTTTAGTCCCATTCGAATCGCTCCTATTTGTTATCATAACTAATATAGCATGTAGCAAATGGGGTGTCAAGACTAATCGTAACCTAGACGTGCCACCTTAGAGATCTCTTTGGCCTCTTCTTCTAGTCTATCAGACCAAGCAAGCTCAAAGCCTATGAGCCTATAACAGTATTCGTGGTTCCCCCACATGCGTTTAAGGTAACTGTCATAGATCTTTTTGATCTCATCTAAGTCATTTCCCTTGGGGATCAGGTGACCCTTGACCGCCCAATGTAGTTCATTGGCGAATTTAACGTCCACCATTGATCATTTCCGGGGCTAAATGAGAAACGTGCTTTGAATGGCACTTTAACCCTATGAATTCATTGTAATAATTAGGGTCAAAAAGCACGTTTTTCTCGAATTGTTCTTTAGCTTCCATATAAGACATTTCCCCCTTACTGACACACAAACGCACGATAGAACGTCTAAAACGATCTCCACTATGTTCGGTCAGTATTTGTTTGATTGCTTCGTTGGATCCATAGTAATCCATCCAGTCGGATTCTTTTACTATCACACGTTTACGGCTCTTTCCCTTAAGTGGTGGCAACCGTCTAGTAGACCAAAAGTTCTTCTTGCCGATATACTTCATACCGTTAGCGGTATCAAGGATCTCATACACAAAACCCACCCACGATGATAACTCATCAGGGGTGGGCTTAAATTCTTTATCTTCTAATAACCACATAATTCACCTTTTCATTACGGTGTTATTTAGTCATCTTCTAACTCTTCATATCCTTCTTCTTCCATAATGATTGGATAGCCACACATAGGACAGTGGCAAGGAACTTCTCCTGAGATTACTTCTATCAAAGTTTCCTCTTCACAGATCGTACATTCGTGTTTGATTGGTTTCGCCATTTACGCCTCACATGCCGCACAGTTCATGATATCTCGTACCAATTCCTGAGCTGGGTTAGCTGATCGTTGGTAATAGAACGTCTTGACGCCCAACTTCCAACCTTCGATAATCAAAGCATTGACATCTTTTGCTGGTACATCGGGATGGATCAGAATGTTCAAGCTCTGTGCCTGATCGATATACTTCTGTCGAGCACCTGCTTGCTGTACAATGACCAATGGTGCAATCTCTGAGAATGTCTTAAAGACAGCTTTCTCTTCATCAGACAAGAAGTCTAGTTGTTGTACGGATCCACCGTGCTTCAGAATGTCCAACCAAGTCTTATCATCATTCTTACCATGCTTTGTCAGAACATCATCAAGATATGGGTTGCGGTATGTAAACTTACCTTTAGCCAAGTCTTTGGTGAAGTAGTTAGAAGCCAATGGTTCGATAGAAGGTGACACTTGACCTAAGATGAAAGACGAACTTGTTGTCGGAGCAATTGCACATGTAGTCAGGTTGCGCATACCATAACCAAGCATACCTTCTGGTTCACCATATTCAATAGCAAGTTCTTTAGATGCCGCCCAAGAACGGTCTTGAATGAACTTAGAGATCTCAACAGTTAGGATGTGTGCATCAAACGACTCAAATGGGATCATCTTAGACTGTAGGTACGAATGCCAACCAAGTTGACCTAGACCCAAAGCTCTCCAACGTCGAGCAAACTTGTTAGACGAACCCATGAATGGAACATCATCAGTCTTCTCAATGTATTCTTCCATGACAGCATCAAGGAACCAAATCATTGTCTCAACAGCGTCTGTCTCTTTCCACTCATCATACTTCAGTACGTTCATAGATGCTAGGTTGCACACAAACGATTCATCTTCTGAAGATGGTAGTGCAATCTCTGAACATAAGTTAGATGCCCAAATCTTGATACCCTGATCACGCAATGCTTTTGGTGCGGCATTATTAATCGTATCTTTAAAGAACAAATAAGGATAGCCACTCTCACGGCGTTTGCGTAGGATACGTGCCCAAACAGTACGCTTGTCCTGATCACCGTCGATCATAGACTGCATCCACTCATCACCAATACAAACACCAAGGCTTAGATTGATGATAGAGGATCCCTCTTCACGTGCATCTAGGAACTCCATGATGTCAGGAGATTCAACATCAAGATATGCCGCCATGGATCCACGACGAACATTACCCTGTGCCACAACATCAACTGTTGTTTCCCATAGGTTCATAAAGTGTACAGGACCATCGGCTGTACCACCACTCTTAATAGGAGCACCTCGGTGACGTAGTGCACCAAAGTATGCAGATGTGCCTGCACCCATCTTAGTCTGCATACCAACTTCTGCAACCTTAGCTAAGATCGATGGCATGTTGTCCTCTACCTTAACCCCATTGCATGAGATTGGTAGTCCTTTACTTGTAGCATAGTTTGCCCACACAGGAGAAGACAATGAATAGAAGCCACGACTCATATAGTCGTAGAACTTATCAGCCCATCCTGTGCCTTCCAAGCCAAGAGATTTCTCCCCAGCTTGTGCAATATTTCTTGTTCTTTCTTCAACGGTCATATTACCGTCGATGTATCCACGGCTCAAAAACTTCCGTGAATCATCATTTGCCCATTCGAAACCCATCATATATCCTCTAAAATAAATCGTCTGCGGAGATGCCTTTACCCTTTGCATACTCAACAGGTCTCTTCTGAAAGAAGTCTGTCATGTTTGCGCCAAATAGTTCTTCATCAAACCAGAACGTTTGCTTAATGTGATCATCGTCATAAACGATTTCACTGCTATCTATGCCAATTGAATCCATGCTATCTGACATGCGTTTCGCAATGAAAGACTTTAGGATATCAGCACTTAGACCATCGGCGGTGTGTCCGTCCATAATCCACTCAATAACTTTACTCTCAGCCTTCAAAGACTCAATGCACTCATGCTTGATACGCTCTTCTAGCTCTTCGTCAAACAGTTCTGGATACTCTTCACGCAATGTCTGGATCAGCTTGATGCCAACTTGAGCATGCAACATCTCTTCGTTACGTGTGTATTGTACTTGTTGTGCACAGTCCTTCATTACCGCTTTGTTGCGATTCATGTGCATGATAATGTAGAACTGTGAGAACAGACTAACATTTTCTACAAACAATGTAAAGAGGATAATTGAGTAGATGTACTGCTTTCGGTCATCAGCATATACTTTTTTATTGTATTTACGTAGGTAATCTACACGACCCTTTACGACCTCTACATTGAGGTTCTCTTCGAATACATGGGTGAGGTGTAGAACATCTAAGATCTTTTCATAAGCCATGTTGTGAATGACTTCTGAGTTCGCCATAGCGTAACCTAGATCTTTAATTGATGGGTGTGGTAGGTTGTTACCCACGTCTGCCCAAAATGATTTAACCGCAATTTCAATCTGTCCAATAGCGGACATTGTTTTGACAACAACTTGTTGTTCTGCTGGGGTTAAATCATTTTTGAATTGGGAATAGTCTGAGCGGAAATTGAATTCTTCGGGTGTCCAAAAGCCTTTCCAAATCGCCTCAATGAACTGTTTAGTCCAAGGGTATTGATCAGGCTTTCGTGAGATTTGTTCTTCGAACAACATAAACGGCGTCTCCATAGAAAATGGGATGAGAGAATACTCACCCCAGTTGGTAGTAGTATATAGCATGTTGGGTAGTTTGTAAATAGCTAAATGTAGTAGATAATCAAATTAATGTACTACATGTGACACTAAGGCTCAGATGGTGTTAGAGCTTCTTCATAGTAGCCTACAACAGCCTGTGTGTCTTTGATATATCGGCGTAGATCCCCAATACCCAAGGCAAGGTTTTCATATCCTTTAGGTGTAATAGCAAAGAAGACTGGTTGTCCAGTATCGTTTTGAACTCTCTCTAGGAATTCCTCAACGTTATCTCCGTTAACCACATACCAATCCACAGGTGGCATTGATACACCTTTGGGACGTGCTTGGATAGGCACCGATTGCTCCACAAACTCTGTCTGTGTAATGATTTTTGGTTCGATTAGTCGAGACGCCGCACCACAGTTAATCAGCAGTAGCGGTGCTGTCAACAGGAGGAGATGTCTCAGTTTCAATTCTTTTAATAAGTTTAGCGACTGCATTGTCAACCCTTTCTTCCAAACCTTGTGGGTTTGTTATAGCTTCCATAGTTAAATCAATCTTCGAGAACTTGTTTCTCAAAGCGTCCAAGTGCACCTGTGAGTTCTGTAGTGCTTTAGATAGGTTTGCGTTCAATTCTTCATTACGTTCCGCATTCTCTGTCATCGTTTTGATGGTGTTAGCTTGTGTGACCGTAACGGCCTCTAGCTTCACATTGTTCTCACGAAGAGTATTCATAGTTTCTTGGCTCCATAGGTAGTATTTGTAACCACCATATCCAGCCGATCCCATAATCCCTACGACTATAAGAAATAGATATACTTTAATCATAACTCAATCCTTCCACAAACTTCCTAAACCGCTTTAGCAGTACAGGTTGTTTCTTCTTTGAATGTCTTTTGTCAGTTACATTGATCTCTTTAGGCTTAGGCAATGCATTCGGTGCCATGTCCACGCCACCATGAGCGATAGAGTTAGTCGGTGCATCTTCTTTAATCATCTGATTAGTTCCCCTGCCGTTATATAGATATTCTTACCTGTTCGCATATGAGTTACCTCATAGATGTCTAATCCTAGAACTTCGCCAACAGGGAATGTATCTTCTTTAATTCGTACTTGATCTCTTTTGATAACAACTTCATCACAAGTTTCGTTGATTACCTTACTTCCGTTCACCCTAAACACTCCGGGAGACAGTTGCTTGTTTTCCAAAACAAACCACTCACTGGACTCTGCTACCATATCAACTGGATCTATCCCACTCTCTTTGAGGATCTTGTCAAAGCAGGTTACTCCATACTTCTCCTTTAAAAGGAATAGTGCGGCGGCATATGAGCCAAATCGTTTTCCGGGCAAAAGCCTCTTGATGTTGAACACGAGCTTATGAAAAGCATTATAAACATTCTTGTC